TACCGAATGAATCACCACCATTTATTTGAACACACTTGTTTTCAATGGTAGTATGAAGAGACCTTTTAACATATTGCTTTACAGCAGCAGAGACTTTGCTTTTAGGGGCACGCTTTTTAAAAGCGCGTTTTTTAAAGCCAGTTTTTTTATAGTTCCTAGGAGCCATTATAATATTGCTAAAGAAAATAAATTCGTAAAACTTTAGGAAAATAAAATATTTAATATACATATAATGGAAAAAAAAATAGGCAAGAATAGGCAAGTAGGGAAAGAAGGTAATACTGAACTTCTTTCCCAAACTTCCAGAAAAACTTTCTACTCATTTACCCTGTATTGGAAAAATGAAAACGAAATAATAGAACTAAATAGGCAATTAGAATCTATATGTAAGAAATTTTTATATGGACGCGAAATATGCCCAGTCACAAAAAGAAACCATCTACAAGGATTTCTTCACCTGAAGAAGCCTATGAGAATAACTGAACTTAAATTAATAAATAATCCTCACCTTGAATGCTGTAAAGGTAATGAAGAACAAAACATAAAATATTGCTCCAAAGACAACGAAGTATATAAATGGGGATTTCCAAAGCCACTAAAATTAATCACACCTAATAAGGTCTGGCAAATAAATATTTTAGAAATTTTAAAAACTGAACCTGATGACCGTAAGGTTTATTGGTTCTGGTCTAAAGAAGGTGGCGTTGGAAAAAGTCAATTTTGTAAATACCTATTGGCAACTACAAAATGTGTGTTCATAGATGAAGGAAAAAAAGCTGATATAATGTATAGCATAATGGAGGCAGATATGGATTTGTGTAATTTAATATTATTTGACATCCCAAGAGATAACGGAAATAAAGTTTCTTACAAAAGTATTGAGAGCATAAAAAATGGAGTTGTCTATTCACCTAAGTATGAAAGTAAGCACAAGTTATTTAATTCACCACACGTAATATGCTTTGCGAATAAAGAACCAGAGTTTGAAAGTATGTCAAACGATAGATGGGTTGTGGAAGAAATTTTCTAAAACAATTTTCTATATCATAATTGAATTAGTTAGAATAGACAACGATAAAATGTCGTATCCTTCAAGACGGTGAATAATTCACCTCATAACACGCTCTGGCGTGTTATACTTGAACGAAACAACATTTTTCGGTAACCTTGCTAATTCTAACCACGTCATAGCCCGTGGGGCCTAGGTAGATAAAATATATATCTTATTTTTATATATATCTTATTTTAAGCATCTTCATAATGGTAATCTATCCAAAATTCAATACTTGTTGAGAGGGTGGTAGCAGTCATTACTTCACCACTAGCTGAAACAGCCTGATAAAACAGAAACAAATTCTTAGAAGTAGGACTAATACTAGCATCATTAAATTGATAGGTAGCAGGCACCATTTTTGTAATATCAATTTTTTTTAACAACATTTAATTTAAAATCATTATTAGAATAATACTGGTAATTAGGTAACGCACCTGTGCCATCAGTTATCGCAAAACCAACCTTATGTGTCCAACGTTTCTTAACAACCCAGTAATCTGTGTTTACAGTTGCGATAATATCACGAAGAGAACCAACAGGTGGAACAGTAGCAGATCCACCTTGAAAAAGTTGTTGAATATCAACACCTACTGGTTGAAAACACGGAGTATTTTTAACATAACCTAAAAACATTTGAACCTCAACAGGTCTAGGAAGAGTATTAGTAGTAGCATCATATACATTAGGTCTTAATACATAAGACAATGTAGCTTTACGAGTTTTAATTTGGTTGCCGATTCTAGATCCAGCACCCACTCCTTGTGGAATACTCCAAAATCCAGATAAAGGACACATTGGATATGCGTTCATATCAGGAGCCTGAACGACATTACCGAATGAATCACCACCATTTATTTGAACACACTTGTTTTCAATGGTAGTATGAAGAGACCTTTTAACATATTGCTTTACAGCAGCAGAGACTTTGCTTTTAGGGGCACGCTTTTTAAAAG